ATATGACGTTTTCAGGTAACGTAACTGGAACCGTTCCACAAGCACAAAGACTTGAAGGTGTAAACGATATTGCAGAGAGATTTGCAGTTACTTACGGCCTTTGTATGCAAATGACTACCGATAGAAATGTTATCGAGTGGGTTTACGAGACGGCTCAGGAAGGAACTCCAGGAGCTACTGCCGAAGGTGCTCAAAAGAATCAGATTGACAATAACTTCGTTGTTGCTTCTGTAAGTCTTAAAAAGTACACCGCTTACTTGAAGGTATCAACTGAAATGTTAGACGACGCTTCTTTTATGGAAGGTTGGTTGAGAAACAAGTTAATCCTTAGATTATTCTTAGCGGTTGACAATGGTATCTTAAACGCTGACGGAACTTCAAACACCGTTGACGGTATCTTGAATAACGCTACTGCTTTTGATGCTGGTACTTTTGCTAATACAGTTTATAACGCAAATGACGTAGATTCATTGACGGTTGCTATTAACCAAATCAAAATTGCTAATCAAGCGGTTGGAAATTTGGCTATCATGATGCACCCTTCTGACGTTACTGCTTTAAAGTTGGAGAAAGTTTCAACTACTGACAAGCGTTACGTTGAGAAGTTGTCAATGGTAGGGGATCAACTTTCTTTAAGTGGAGTTCCAATCGTTGAGAATGTAAACATTACTGCTGGTGATTTCTTAGTAGGAGATTTCTCTAAGGCTACGGTTGTTCAGAAATCAGGTATTAATGTTGAGGTTGGTCTTGACGGAAACGACTTGACTAAGAACATGAGAACTTTTGTAGCTGAGTGGAGAGGTGCTTTATTCATTGAGAATAACAATACTACTGCATTCGTTACAGGTACATTTGCTACTACAAACGCAGCTTTATTGTTGACTTAATAATAGTTGGTTAGAATAAGAAAGGCCCGTTGATTAAGTTCTTCGGGCTTTTTTTATCTTTGGTAAATGATACATGAGCCAGCAATAATCGAGGAAGGTGTAATATTAGGTAATAACGGACGCTGGACCAGTTCGAGAAGTTTCTATCTTACCTACCTATATTCAAAAAGAATTGGTAATTTTGAATAAATTATTCGACCAAGAGCCTAAAGAGCAAAAGGTCAAAAGATTAAATTTAAAAGGTATGCAAGTAATTACGGCAATAAAGCACTCAGCGAGTAAAATGGTTCCAGGTAGAGACTATGAAGTATCGGACGAATTAGCCGAGATTCTAATCAATAAAGGAATGGCCCACTTGAAAGGCCAAGAGCCAAAGAAGGTAGAACCAAAGGTAGAAGCACCAAAAGAAGCACCTAAGAAGAAGCCAAGAGCAAAGAAATGATTTTAAAAGTAAAGTTCTTAAAAACATTTGAGGCAAAGTCTAATCTACCCGACGGGCGGTTAATGACTCGAATAGCCGAGAAGGGAAAGGTTTACTTAATGGAGGAATTTGCAGCTAAGTTTCACGTTCGGAAAGGGAACGCAGAAATAGTAGAAAGTGGAAAGATTAGCAAATTAAAAGAGTTTGTGAAATGAGTTTCATTCAGGAGATTATAAACGGGGTCACCAAGACCAACGTAAACGGGAGCGACTATTCATTCCAGTACTTTTTTCCTTTAGCCACTATAAAAGTAACTACTTCGGCAAGTCCAGCCGATACCGATAATATCAACATTCGATACAAGGACACCACAAAACAAGCTGAGAACTTTACATTTGGGGACATTACGGACCCTTTGAGCCAAACAACCGCTGAGACTTATGTAGACGAGTTGGCAAATCAAGGCTTTTTTTTTGACTCTCCGACAATAGTACAAGAGAAGATTGTAGATAGTACTTTAAACAGTACCACAACTCCTTTAGCTGGAGCCGCTACATTTACGGGAACATTTGAAAAAGTAATGACTACTGGTATTGGGGTAAGCATGAAAACCGATCAAGCTGGAACTCTTTACATTGACTTTTCTCCAGACGGAACGAATGTAGATAGTACCCTTTCATTCAATTATCAAACAGACAGAATATTCGTACCCGTTCCACTTAGTAAAGTAGGTAGATATGCAAGAGTTCGGTTCACAAATGATAGCGCAACGCTACAAACATATTTAAGGATATTTACAGTATTTGAGCCTTATACTCAGCTTACTTCTACATTAAATGGAACAGTAGCGGAAAACTTTCCAGCTTCGGTAACTAGACCAACTGACTACACCGAAGAAGTAGCGCAAGGTAAAAGACAAGGACATAGAACATGGAATAAATGGGGATTTAACGAGGATCTAAATAGCGGTTCTGCTGAGGTTGTTGCTTCATTTGGTGGAACGTATGAGCCTCCTACGACTGCCGAAACGTTAGACATTGTATCAACAAGCGTTAACGACGTTAACACAACTGGCTCAGGCGTTCAACAGTTATTTATTGAAGGAATAGACGCTGATAGGCTTTATCAATTCGAGATAGTAGAAATGAACGGGACAACAACCGTTACAACTGCTTCGACTTGGTTAGGGATTAATAGAATGAGTGCGTATTTATGCGGTTCTGGCCTTACAAATGCTGGTGATATAAATGTAATTAACACTACTTCTGGCACTACTTTAGCACAAATGCCAGGAGGGACAAGTATAACCCAACAAGCTATATTTCACGTTCAACAGAACCATACATTCTTAGCTACTTGGCTATGGGTAAACGTCCGTAAATTGTCAGGCGGTGAAGGAAACCATCAAGTAACTGTTAAGGGTTATGTATTCAGCCCAATTGCAAATGCTAAAATGGAAATCTATCAACAAAAAATAGACACTAGCGTGGAGAATGCAATAGAGATAAAACCGACTGAACCCTTTCCAATAACCGAGAAGAGTGTATTATGGTTTACTGCGGAAAGTGATACTAATAATACTGAGGTTGCGGTTAGGTTTTCAGGAAAGGAAGTAAGGAACTCATAATGAAAGGCCTTTTTGATTTGGTTGATAGATCCAAGAAACTAAGCGAGGGGAGGGTCTTTCTATTGACCTTCGACAATCCAGATTTAAAAAGCCTTGTGATTAGTTTGAATCTGGACCAGTTGAGAATTGGAATGGGATCGAATGAAGAGGAACTTCCGGACTACTCTCCGACTTCGATTAATGTTTACGGTAAACCTTCGGGCCGTTGGAGGTTATACGATACGGGCCGAACCTATGACTCATTCAAAGTCGTACAAGTAACCCAAGAATACATTTTAGAGTTAGCCGAGTTAGATATTCATGGCGAAGACTTACAAGAAAAGGTATTCGCAAAATCAAACGCTGAAATAATGGGTTTAGGAGGTGAAAGCCTTTCGATATTACAAAACGAGGCCATTCCAATCATGCAAGAAATCATATTAAATGAATTGCTTTCTAAATAGTTACTTTTGTAATTATGAAAGTCTGGGATTCAATCGATAGTTTGCCGATATATTTTTACTGGAAGGTAATAGATACTCGGAGCCTCGAATGGTTGCTAGAAGAAAAACCCGACAAGAAAACACCACAAGCCGAAGTCGATAAACTACTAAGGGCCGCATGGGATAAGATAGAGGTCGAAATGTACGACTTGCAACTCCAGGACAAAGACTTTATTCAGAATTTAGAAGCCGAGAGGCGACACTATTTGAAGAAAATCAAAGCGGCAGTATCTCAGAAAACAATCGACGTGCTACATTACGAGCAAAGCGCACTCATTCACGAGAAGAAAGAAAAGAGTAAATTTGACTACGATCAAAGCATAGTAGCAATCGAAGAGAAAATTGGTCAAATAGACGATAAAAAAATGAGCGTGAGACGCTATTATGCACACCTTAATAAATTGAAGAATGGCAAATAAAAAGATCGAAAGGGCCGACCTAGTAGCACCAGACGCGATAACATCGGTCATTGCTGAGTTAGGGCAAATGGAGACGAAGTTAAAAGACCTATTAAAAACCTATGAGCAACTATTAAAAACCAATCCTTTAAAGTCAAGCGAAGACGTAAGGAAGTTAAAGGACGATATAGAAGGTATTGCTATTGCTTCTAAGAATCTGGAGTCTACTACAAAGACGTTAAATGAAACTAAGAAAGCATACAATAAAGAACTAGCGGAGGAAGTTGCTACTTCAAAAAAAGTAGAGCAACAACTAAACGACATAAATGGCACTCTAGAGCAAAATATAAAACTTCAAACTAGGCGAAAACTAGAGATAAAATCATTAAAAGACGAGCAAGCAGAATTAAACAAACGTTTAAAAATTGGTGCTATTTCTGAATTAAAGTATTTAAATGCAACTGCAAGTTTAAATAAAGAAATTCAAGAATTAACCGTAGCAAATAGCAAACTAGGCTTTACCATAAAAGCCCAAATAAAAGAAGGACAAGCCGCCTTAACTTCATTTGATCAACAAGCCCAAAGACTAGGACAATTAAGGACTGCATATCGAAAGCTAAGCCAAGAAGAAAGAGAGAATATCAATGTTGGTGGAGTGTTACTCGAATCAATTAAGGCTTTAGACGGCCAAGTAAAAGCGAATGACGCTAGTATTGGGAACTTTCAAAGGAATGTAGGTGATTACAGGGGTGCAATAACAGATGCCGCAAGGGAAACAGGGTTTTTCGCAGCGATAACCAATAAGCTAACGCAGGTGCAGAAAACCTACGCAGCAGCACAAGCGGCCACAACGGTAGCCGTCGGAGGTTCAACTGGTGCGCTAAGAATATTTAAACTTGCTCTTATTAGCACTGGAATAGGGGCTATTGTAGTCGCTTTAGGTTCATTGATTGCTTTTTTTACAAAAACTCAAAAAGGCGCTGAAATAGTTAGTAAGGCTTTTTCTGGTCTTGGTGCTATTGTTGACGTTTTAATAGATAGATTTTCGTTAGTTGGTGAAGCATTAGCGGATTTATTTAGTGGTGATTTTACTGGGGCTGCTAATAAATTCAAAACAGCTACTAAAGGCGTAACAGAAGAAATTGTAAAAGAAACAAAAGCCGCTTTAAAATTAAAGGAGGCATTAATAGAGGTTGAAAAAGTAGAAAACGATTTGATTCTTAAACGTGCTGCAACTAGGGCGGAAGTTAAGGAACTAAACAAAATTGCGGAAGATACTACCAAGTCTTTCAAAGAAAGGTCAGACGCTGCAAGGGAGGCAATTAATATAGAGCAAAAACTATTAGACGAACAGTTAAACGCCCAAAAGAAACGAGCCGCTAATTTACTTGGTGAATTAGATTTAACAGACGAAAGACTAGAAGAAATAAGGAAAAACGGTCTTAAATTAAGCGAGATAGGTTTAGCAAATAGCACAGAAGACGAAAGGAAAGCAGCGATTGAGGAAGTGGCTAAGATTTTCGAACTTCAAGAACAATCTTTAGAGCTTCAAACGACATTAAATAATAAGCTCAATACCATTGAGGAACAAAGAAAAAACAAAAGAATAAAAGAGCAAAAAGCGGCTATTGAAGCACAAAAGAAAGCCTCCGAAGATTTACTCAATATTATAAAAGACGCAGAAAAAGAACTAGACGAGGACAAAGCCGATGCTGCGTTTGCTGCAATCCAAAGAGAAACTGAAATACTAAAAGCAAAACGAGATATAAGAGAGGAAGATTTAGCCGAGAACCAAGAGTATTTGGACAAATTACTAGAGCAAACAGAAGAGGCTAATCAAAAGAAATTAGATGACGAGAAAAAGACCCAAGAAGACCTAAGAAAGGAAAGGGAGAAAGGAGTAGACGACGCCATTGCTATTACTAATCAAATTGGGGATTCTTTGCAGAAGGTAAGTCAAAAAAGATTACAATCACTCGATAAAGAAACTGCCAAACAAGCCGAAGAGTTAAGCCGTCAGGAGAGACGAGCCGAACAAGGACTAGAGAATGACTTAGCAAACCAAGAAAAAAGGGCCGCAGAACTAGCAAGGCAAAGAGAAGAAGAAGCAAAGAAAGCCGAGAGAACTCAAAAGTATTTAGCATATTTCGCCCAATTTCAAGAGTTGAGCAAGGAAAACCCAAACACCGCAGCGTTTAAAGCGGCTGCAAACGTTGCAATAGCCGAAACAATCGCTGCCTTTGCATTTGATGGGGCCGAAAATATCGACGATAAAACTGCTCATAAATGGAGAAATACGGGACGTGACGACTTTATTATAGGTGTTCATGGTGGCGAAAGGGTACTTACTGCGACTCAAAATAGCAAGATTGGAGACATATCGAATGAGGACTTAGCAAATATAGCGGTACAATATAGAACGGGAAACTTGGGAAGCGTTGTCCCAATTATGGACGATAGAGTAGTATCGAGATTAGAGTCAGTTGAGAAAGCCGTGAAGAATATTCATTTTGATATTTACATTGATCCAGATTCAAACGTTACAAAGACCGAGTTTAAAAACGGATTGAAAAAGATTTCAACTACTAAACGTAAAAGGCTTAGATAATGGCGCAAGAACATTACATAGACGGGAAGCTAGTACCGCCCCCACAAAACAATGATAGTGTTTCGATTAGTATCAACTTCGAGCCTAACGATACGGAGGTCCAGGTAAGCTCTACCGATTTCGACTGGATAAACGAAAACTACGACACCCTCCTATCTCGATTTCAATCCGGAACGACTGGAGGACTTGGGATATTAGAAGGAGTTAAGCATGAGATATTCAACAAAGAGAACGGAACTACACTAAAGGTATTTGACGGATTTATAGACCTTAGTACGGCTGATTGGGACAAAGACAAGGTAAGCGCAAACAGTAGCGAGTTAGGTAGTTTAGATTGGCTTACAGAGGTTGGGGACGGGTTTAATTTCGAGGACTTATACGAAGAAAAGATATTAACCGACGCAGACAAGGTATTCGTTCCTTATATCATTAATTCAATACCGAATTATAAAGATATAATGATTGCAAACCTTACTCTAGTATTTATTAGTCAGGAGATTAAAGGAGTAGTAGCTGACACCGCAAAAGCAATAGGAAAAGCCCCAACATTATTAGACACTCCTTCTGGAATTATAGAATTAATTGGGACGATATTATACTTCTTAGCTTTTTTTGCTACGCTTTTAAAACTTCTTTTAGATTTAATAGACCTAATCATTCAAAGGGTTAAGTATGTAGCCTCAATGAGCGTAAACACTTTATTAGAGGCTGGTTGTAAAAAGTTAGGCTTTCAGTACAAAAGCCCACTATTGCAATCAGCACCTTATAACACTCTTCATATTATACCAGAATGCCAAGCAGCGCCAATCACTCAAACGGACAATAAAATAAAAGGGTTTTTGAATGGCAATGTAATAGAGCAAACTGGATATTATAAAGGAACATTCTCAGATTTAATTCGAGGACTTCAAGAACTCTTTAACCTTCGAGTATTTATAGCTAACAACACTTTAAACTTAGTACCATACCAGAAGCCTTTAGTATCTGCTACATTTACTCTACCGCCTTATGATATAACCAAATGGAGAACAAATGCTAGTGAGTTTGTAGCTAATCACATTCTAAGTTTTCAGACTGACCAAGTGGACGGAAATACTATCGACCAATGGGCTGGGACAAATGTTCAAAGTACTTTGACTCCAATTAATTTAGTTGATCGAAGAAAAAATTTAATGAAGGGAGTTAGAAAGATTCAAATTCCTTTTGCTAGAGCCTACTCGAAAACAGAATTAACTATAATAGAGGAAGTAGTAGACGTTTATCTTAATATCATTGGGCCTTTGATTGGGGCTTTTGTAGAAGTCGCAAATGGAGCAATCAAAACGATTAACCAAATAACCAAGAAAATAAATAAGGTAATTGACAAGCTAGACTCTTTAGGTATTAAAATCAAGTTCGAGATTCCAACTATTAACCTGATAGAATACACTCCTTTACAAGATTTAATCGACAATAGAATCGGAATGTTAATCTTAGAAAAGGACATGATAGGAGTTCCAAAAGTGGCTTTATTAGACGTTGGAGCAACAGAGCGAGACACCAAGATAAGCACCAACAACGGAACGTATCTAAACGCTTCCTATTTATGGCAAAACTTTTATAAGGATTTGAGTTTCGCCCCGACTGCAAACACCGCACAGAGATATGTTTACGAATGGCCCAATGTAGAAATGAATTTAACCGAGGTTCAGAACGTATTAAATGAGGGCTTAGTAAAGAAGCCAGACGGTAAAGTAGTCGAGGTTGTAAGTTGTGAATGGAACTCTTCTACTAAATTGGCTAATTTTGTAATCAAAGAAAGAAAAATTTTCACGAACAATCTAAAAGAGACAATCTATGAACCCTCAGGAAATTAAAGCTTTAATGGATGACATGAAGCAAGTTCAAAAGGGGTTGAAAAGCCTCTCTACATTTGCTGAGAAAGCCGTTAAGGAGATAAAGACTGATAACTTAAAAGACTCCGATTTAATAAAATTGTCCGAGTTACAAAAAGAATCAAAGAAAATAACGGACCAGATACTTGAACAAAAGAAGAGGTTTGACGAAATAAGTAAAAGATAATGCCAGGATTTTTAGAGACTTTAGAAATAGCAGAAGAGGGAGTTACTGGAAGCGTTGACTTCTTAAAAGGTAACCTATACCAAAAGATAGTATCGACTGCTACGGTCAGGTTTGAGACTTGGTTTAATTGTCTGGTTGACGAAGAGATTACATTCGCTGACCCTTCAATGAGAACGTCCGACTGGATTCGAGACGACACGATAGGAACTCGATTCTCAGAGTTCAATGTAGGAGACGAAATAGAAGTATCACTTGCTAATACTGGAGGAAATGACGGTAGCTATTTAATATCCGAAAAGTTAAACGACTACCAAATAAGGGTAACGGATACACTAGGAGCCGCAGTAACTTTAAGTTTAGATTTGTTAGACCCTACTGCAAAGTTTTTATTAAAGCAAGATCCGCAAGGATTTACATTTGATTACGGTCTGATTGAAAATTCAGAAGCGACTAACTTCAATTCGAAGGTTGACGGTAATATTATGAGGTACGAGTATGCGGTCCCAAGTGGCTCTACTACGATTCCAAATAGTGCTACTGCTATGAGTGCAGTCGGTATGAAGGACTGGCAACTTGGTACGGTTACAATAGAGCAAACTTCGGTGGGTTCAGATCGAGACAACGGGCTTTATAGATACGAGATAGTTCATACTTTCTACATTCACCCTTTTTATTTACACCAACAAATCTTAGATTATACGGCTACTTTTCCAAAAGCACCGAATTACTTTAGATATGGAAATTGTTTGAAGTATGTATTTAGAGCAAGAGGACTTCGAGAACTAACGGACCCGAATGTGTTTCAAGAATTAGTATTCGACGAAAAAGACGGTAATACTGGTTGGGAGAATGAAGAGTACAACGGAGGAACGCCAGAGTTTGAGATTAGAAACTTAGCCTACTCGAATAGTTTAGGACTAACGAGAGATGATTCAGTTACGGTTACATTTGACATTTACGAACTAGGAACAAACCAAGCTCAGCTACTCGGATTGAACTTTATTCTTTTGCCAGAAAACGAGACTCAATACAAGAACCGAAACGAGTTAATGTTAGAGAATTACTGCTTCGATAGAGCTTATACAACAGTAGGAGCTACTGCGGTAAATGGTGAGAACTTTGGAACTGGTTACGACGTATTTAAAACAGTTACCTTAGTTAACAATACCGGATACGCTTCTGTTTCTGCGGTTGTTGACTTTGGGGCCAACGTTCAAGCTAAGATAGACACCCTAACAAATAAACAATACTCAATAAGGGCTTATACTGCGACGGCTGGTTTAACTGAATCTACGGTTAATTATGTGACTTTGCCCGTCGATATTAAAGCTATCCAGGTTGAGATTCCAGACGCTACGGTTGCAGTTACTAATCAAGTTCTATTCCACGATCAAAACGATAATAGTACAGTTCAAGCAAGCCCGATAATTAAAGTCGAGGACGAAATAGTAA